TGCTCCAATTACTAACTCCATAACAGCACAGGCTGCTGGTATGGTCGCTGCACCATTTGCCCAAGGACCAACAACATTAACCTTGGTTAACTCATGGTACGAATTTACAAAGCAATTCGGTGGGTACAACTCACTATTCCCAGCAACATTTGCTGTCTCTCTCTTTTTCCAAAACGGTGGAAGAGAACTTTACGTTAAGAGAGTTATCGGTCAGGGTGCGATTGCTGCAACTGGCGTAGTTCCTCGTGCTTCTGGTGCTGGAACTGTACTAACTTTGACTGCAAAAAATAAGGGAACTGACGGAAATAACTACCGCGTTCAAATGACAACTGGAACTGCTGTCGGAAACTCCCTAAACCTCGCTGTTTACAAAGAGGGAATTCCTGGAACATCTACTAGCATTTTAGACGATGTTCTAGTTGAGCAGTACGAGAATATCTACACAGACGAACCTCTCTCTAATAGTTATGCACCAACAGTAATTAACTCAGTTTCACAACTGTTTACTTGTACTGTTAGCGATAACACAAACCTTCCAATCACCTCAGTTATCCCATTTACTGGTGGAACTAACGGACAGGCTGTTGTAGACACTGACTACACAAGTGCAACAGATGGTGTTGTTGCTTCAATGGAACTTATTGACCGTCCATTGGTTGTGTTTTTACCTGGACTCTATGATTTGCTAACTGCAAATGCTGCAACACAATTGCAACTTGACGTTGCATCTGCTTGTGAGCGTTCACAGAAGAACTTCTACGTAGGAGAAACTCAGAAAGACCGAACAGTTGCACAAGCACTAACAACAGCCGATTCACTTGGTGCTGGTAGAAGTTTTGCTGCTGTTTACTATCCTCATGTATTTGTTTCTGACCCACTTGGCGTAGCAACTGGTGCTACACGTAAGGTAGGTCCTGCAGGAGCAGTTGCTGGCCTGTTCTTAAGAACAGATGCAACCGTTGGTCCATTCAAGGCACCTGCTGGTTTAACAGCAAACCTTGTTGGAGTTGTTTCTACAGAAAAGACCTTTACAACTACTGAGTTAGACAGTCTAAACTCAGCCAAGTATCCAATCAACCCTATCCGTCAAATTCCAGGTGCTGGTATCTCAGTAATGGGTGCACGTACCTTGCTACAAGATGGAACAGCAAACAAGTATGTAAATATGCGTCGTTCTCTTATTTATATCCGCAAGAGTTTGCAGAATCTAACAGAGTTTGCGTTATTCGAAAATAACAATGAGCAGTTGTGGGGTCGTATCACTACTACCCTTAACACCTTCTTAAATGAATACCGCAATCAAGGAGGATTACGTGGAAATTCTCCAGCAGATGCGTACTTTATTAAGTGCGATTCTGAAAACAATACTGCAGCCTCTATCGCTAGTGGCGAAGTTCGCATCGAAGTTGGTGTGGCCTTGCAGTACCCTGCGGAATTCGTGGTTATTAACCTTAGCCAGAAGACCTTAAACTAAGATATGGGCTTTACTTCAGTTTCAGGAATGGCTGTAACCACAGACTCTATTCCTTATCGTGAAGGTGGCTACAATACGACTGTTCACCAGATTCCTGGTCAAACTTCTTTCCAACCAGTCACTCTACAACGAGGCGTACTAATTGGAAATAAGGCAGGCTGGAACTGGATGAAGAACATGTTCTACACAGTCCAAAATGGTGGAAACAGAACTATCAATCAAAACTTCCGTTGCGATATTGAAATCTCTGTTCTTCCACACCCAATTTCAACAATTGAAACTGGTGCAACAACAGAAGATGTCGCAATGCGATTTAAGTTCTACAACTGCTGGCCTACAGCACTTGCTTACTCAGACCTTAACGCTGGCGATAACTCTCTCCTTGTTGAGCAGATGACTCTAGTACACGAAGGATTTGACACATCATTCTCTTCTTTCGATGCTAACAAGAAGTTTGTCTCTGCTGGTCCTGTCGACACACCAGCAAAAGCGTAACTAACTAACTAAAGGAAAATAACATGACTACTCAAACCGTAAACGCATCTGAAAACCCAGACCTTGTTAACCAACTGGTTTCACAAGCGATGGCTGAACCTGAAAAAGAAAAACAAACAGTTGTAGTTACACCCCCTACTGATGTTCACGTAACTCTCCCTGGCGGATTTATAAATTCTGCTGGGGAGAGCGTGACAACAGTTGAGGTTCGTGAACTGACTGGAAAAGACGAAGAAGCAATTGCAAGAGCACAGAATCTTGGCAAGGCTCTTCTACAAGTTATAAGCCGTGGAACTGTAAAAATCGGCAAAGAACCTGCTACCGAAGACGCACTAGATGCTATGTTGGCTGGCGACAGAGATGCCGTGATGTTGGGTATTTACAAAGCAACTTTTGGTAATACTCCAGAACTCCAGGGTTTTTGTGGCGGATGTAATACTTTTAAGCCAGTAACAGTTAACATCAATGAGGACATCAAAGTGAAGACTCTAGTAGATGAGCCTACCTTTGTTATCAATGCTAAGTGTGGAGAAGTAGTAGCCACACTACCAACAGGCTATTGTCAAAAAGAGTTGGTAAATAACTCTGATAAAACAATGTCTGAGTTGACAACCATTTTGCTTGAGAACTGTATTCTTAAGATTAATGGAAGGCCTGTAATTAGTAAGTCACAGATTCAAAACCTAGGTATTAGTGACAGACGTTTAATTGGCGAAGCAATTAACAAGAACGCAATTGGACCAGTATTTGAAGACATTTCAGTTTCTTGTCCTGACTGCGAAGGTGAGGTAAAAACTCCTATTAATTTAGGGATTTTGTTTCGCTTTTAAGGTGTCGCATTATCCGACTTTGATGGCTGAATGGTTAGCACTGTCGGAAAGGCATCAAGGTTGGACCCTAACTGAGATAAAAGAACTTTCAATTAGGGAAAGAAAAAATTGGTTAGCACTTGCTAAAGAAGGTTACTAAGGAGTTGACATGGCAGAACTAAACGATTCGTTAAAACAAACCGACGAATTGTTATCCAGCATTGTCAAAAGCCTGACTTCTGCTGAGCAAATTACCAAACGCCTTGAAGGTTCTATGGGTGGAGTTGCTGGAAAAGCAAAATCTGCCAAGGGTGGCGGTGACCGTCATATTGGTTCTGGTGCAGGCAGCCAAATGCCTCACATGGAAAAAGCAACTTTTAGTGGGCAAGAAAAAGCAGACAGCACAGCAGAAATTGCTATGCGAGAAGGCATGGAGGCTACTCGCTTTGGCTTAACTCCTACTCGTGGAGCAAAAGCACTTGGTGTTGCACAAGGTGTTGCACAAGCAACCTTCGGTATTGCTGCTGGAGTAATGGCAGCAGTCCCTGGAGTTGCAGAGGTTGGGGCAAGTGCTGCTAACTATTACGGAGCGTCTATTCGTTCTGGCATGAGCCGTACTGCAGTAATGAATGCAACATTTGGTGGTTTAGCAGGTGGTGTTACAAGCACACTTGCACCTTCTAACATTGCTGGTATTGCTGCATCAAGAGGCATCATGCCAGGAAGTGCTCAATACAATGCTTTAGTTGCAGACGTTGGTGGTGCTGCACGCTACATGAACATGGCAAATGAAAACGCTATGGTTGCAATGTCTGGTTTTACTCAAGGAGATTTTTCTTCTAGGTTGTACAACATTGGCATTAGTACCTATGACCCAAATACGGGTAAGGCTAGAAACCAATCAGAAATTTTTGGTCAAATTTACAGTCGTCTAACTCAGGGTCAAGGCAAGATGAGTTTAGAGGAAACTATGAACAGTTTCCAAGCAGGTATCTTTGGAAAAACTGCTACTGATTTAGGAATGACAGAAGACCAAAGACAACTATTTATGCAGTACTCCGTTGATAGAGTGCAGGGAAAACAAACTGACCTATCAAAACTTGGCTATGGACAAAACCCAAACGTAGACAAAATGCGTATCACTACATCCGATACATCTGTTTTAAATGCTTATACAGAACCTGTTTTAGCAGGTTTCAAATCAGCAGCAGATTTAATTGTTAACACTGTAAATCCCGCTTTAGAAGATATGGCTAGTGTTGCAGGAAGAGCCTCTGGGTTTTTAGGTGGGCTGGGTGAATCACGTGCAGGTGGTGGACTTGGTGTTGCTATAGGTGGACTTGTATCCGCTATTGGAACACTTATTGGTGTTTTGGGTGGTGGCATGATGGTAAAGGGTCTGATGAGTGCTGCAGGTGGTACTGCTGCTGCTGCAGGTGGTACTGCTGCTGTTGCTGGAGGTATTACTGCTGCAGGTGCTGCTGCAACTGTTGGGCTTTCTGCTGCAGGCGGTTACTTAACAGGTAAGGGCGGAAAAGCAGTTGGTAACGCTTTAGGTGTAAACCAAAATGTTACTCGTGCTGGTTCTACGGCTGCTGCTGCAGGTATTGGCGCATTAATTGGAACAGCCATTTTCCCAGGTGTTGGAACAGTAATTGGTGCTGGTGTTGGAGCAGTTGGTGGCTTCTTTGGTTCTGGTGGAGGTTCTCCAGGTTATGGAGCATCCTTTGGTGGAAGTAGCACTGGAAGTTCAAACCCCGCTTCTCCAATTACTAATGGTGGAGTAGGAACACCTTACGGTGCATCAGGAAGTCTTTGGTCTGGTGGAACTCATACAGGTCAAGATTATCCATGCCCTGTTGGTACTCCTGTCTATGCTTCTTTAGACGGAATCATTATTAATACAAGTCCTGGCTCTGATTACGGTAAGACTGTAGAAATTGACCATGGTAATGGTTACCAAACTCTGTACGGACACTTATCTGAAGTCGTTGTTTCTGTTGGTGCTGCTGTTACTAAAGGACAGTTAATTGCAAAAAGCGGTGACACTGGAAAAGTCACTGGACCACACTTGCACTATGAAGTACGTAAAGGAAAAAATAATCCAGTCAATCCTGATGAATTAGCAAAAGCAGGTGCTGGTGGTTTAGGTAGCATCCTGGGTGCTGGTGTTGGTGCGGGTGTTTCAGGAATCCAAACACAAAACTATGATTTAAAAAAATACGGCTCTGATTCACTGATTGCATTAGCAGCAGGTGCGGGACTTAACCCTTTGGGTAGTGCACCTTCTGGCTCTGCAGGTGTAAGCACAACTAGTAATCGCGGTCAAGGAAGTTATGACCCAATGCCAGATGCAAAACTAGTTGAGGTTTTAAAGGCTGCTGGGTTTACTGGTGAAGCGTTATCAATTGCTTACGGTGTTGCGAAGGCTGAATCAGGTGGAGTTGCAAATCGTCATAGCCACCCAAGTCTTACAAAAGATGACTCTTTTGGATTATTCCAAATTAACATGCTTGGTGATTTAGGACCAGCACGTCGCAAAACACATGGCTTAAGTTCAAATGAAGATTTGTATGACCCAGCAACAAATGCCAGAGTTGCTTACGCTATATCTAAAGGCGGAACAAACTGGAAACCATGGTCTGCCTATAACAATGGTCGTTACTTAGAAAGACTTGGACCTACAGGTGG